CGACCAGTCTTTTCGACTATGTGCGCTGCTAATTGCTCCCATGCTGTTGCAGTCGTGAACGTAATCGTCCCCTTTAACCCTGCGTATATTTCGCTCATTCTCCAATGCTCCTCATTTGTGGTTTACGTTGCTTTTTAGTACCACCCCAAAGGGTGTAAAGTAAACAGTTTCTGTTTAGGTAGTCAATAATTTCCAACTTCAACCCTTCGGCAAGTGCTGCGTCCTGCGACGACAAACGCTGCCTAGTCTTGTCGCTTACAGGCTCGGAAAACGCCCCGTCCTTTGTAACCATTCCAGTAGCGGTGTGATGAATCCCATCCCTTGAAACGTAACGTGAAAACGCATAGTAGCAAAGCGCAGTTTTTAAACCTTGGAATCCATAAGTGTATGAACCACAAACATAATTACCCCCTTCAAGTAGTTTCGACTGGTCGGCTGTTAGTGTGTCCTCGTCGTATGCCGTGATAAGTTCCTGAAAGAAAGCGGCTCCAAGAAACGGCTGTAAATCAAAAAGCATCGCCTCGGTAACGCATTGATCGAGTAAATTCTCGTTATTGACCGACGCAGCCATGTACCTAAACTTGCTTATGTACTGTTTATTTATCCAGTTTTTCATTGCCTACTAATTTAGTTGCTTCTTCTCTTGTTAACCCAAACAGCGTTTCAAGTAGATTAATTTTTTGCTCAGGCACTAATGTAGGGCTGGTCATAATTTCAATCATACTTTGAGTGCCACCAACTCCAATTTCAGTAGCCAAACGAACTGTATCGGCATATTTATCTTCTTCGGCTGGATAGCCAATTGTAGCACGACGCTCGTTTTTGCTTAAATCTTTTAGTAGTTCGGTTGGTATCTCTTTGTTTTCAGTAGTTGCTTCATCCAAATATGTTAACGGCATAATATCGTAACTTGCAAACTTTACAGGTAGCAATGTTAACACCTTTTTCATTTCGCTTTCAACTGTTTTCCTATCCCCCTCAACGATTGAATTATAAAAGTCGTAGGCGTTTTTCATTAAATCCGCTCCGAAGCCCGCGCTTGTATCGACACCCCTTAAAATTGGCGGTTGCATAAACATCCGGCCTATGTTATCCTGAACATACTTGGCCGTTGAATCGAACATCTTATCAAAGTTCTGAATAGTAAACGGCACAAAGGTTGGCGCTGCTTCGTCGAAATCCGTTTCAACAAGTATCATTTTAGCGGCTCTTTCGTCGCCTTGCCATTCGGTTATCTCATTGGCCAGTCCGTCGTCGTCTGGGCTGTTTGAATCTTGGTTTTCTGCGTTGGTCGTTTCAGTTTTCTTTTTCTTAACAATCATTCCGGCAGGTAGAAAGTTATGCTTTGCGTTACGATGCAAAACGGTCGATATACTTTCCTCTGTTGCCATGTCGGTAACTGTCGAATCGAAAGGACAAAGCGGATATACTAAATCACCCTCATTCGAAAAATAGAAAACCTGCCCGCTAAATTCGGTTATTGGCTTGCCGTTAAGTTGAGCATCAATAACCTCTTTAATGGGATTAAAAACGGGGTAATACTTAATATCCTCTTTACGTAGTTGTTTGCGCCTTACTTTATTGCGTCCAGTCCAGTCGGGGTGAACTGCTATGAATCCATTTGTATTTCCGTCGTCATCAATTCCAATTCTGCAATGTTCAAATGGGATGTGCTGAACTTCGGCTATTTCATAAAGCCCGTTGTAGTTTACATGAAGTGCGAAGCCGTCATGTTCCTGTTTATCCTCAACGCACTTTTTAAGGAGCGTGTTACTGGTTTGTCCTTTGCGGTTAATAATATAGTTCGCTAAAGCAACATCGCTAAAACCCCCGCCAAAAACAAACCTAATCGAAGTGTTTAAGCACCCCTTTCCAGTTGGCGACGCATTGAAAACCTCTTTAACCTTTTCGGGGTAATCGTTATTGTCCCCGTAGGTCATTACGCCATACGTTTGAAGCCGCCCGTCGGTTTTGCGATCAGCCGTTTTTAGCTTGGCAACTCTCATTTCCTACGTCTTTTAGTCTTTTCGGTTGGTGTTACTTCAGATATTTCGGGAGTAGGTTCTTCTTCTTTGGGTAGCATATCCGCAAGTTTACGGGGCTGCTTGTAGTAACTATCGGGAATAGCATCAAATAAATGTGCATCTTGTGGACGCTCTCTTAAATGAGCAATAGCCGCTTCGTCGGTAATGGTTTCGGCTGTATATATTTCAGGACGGCCAAAACGTTGTAAGGCAATCCCTTTTTTAAGTTTGTAAGTTTGACTATTCATAGTTTCAATGGTTTTTAGCATTTGAAATATTGCGTCGCAAAGTTGACATTTACAATTAGAAAATGGCTTGCCATATATTTTTTGGTAAGAAGCCACGATAAACTTCTCTTGTTCTACCGTGGCTTCTCCTTTGCATACCTGCTTAATTAACTCTTTAAGCTGTTCGATCATACCGTTTACGCAAATGCGTCAAAAGCTGCTTGTGTAACTGCTAAACTTGTTTTAAAGAATGCGTAAGGTGGGTAAGGTTCTTTATTGGCTTCGTCGCACCCTGCTTTTAAAACCCATCCGCCTTGAGTTTCCTCATCGCTCGCATTGCGGGTTGCTTCGAGAATTTCCAAACCATTATGAAATCCTAGCACTTCAAAAACAGTTGTTCCGGGTAATGTTGCATTTCGGTTATTGTACTTATTTTTTGTAATTACAATAAACCTACTCCCGACGGCATTCTTAACCCACTCCTTAATTTCAGGGGTGTTGTCAAAGATCCGAAAAAGAAAGTTATGCTCCCATCCGTCGATGAATCTACGCTTAACTAAAGCGGTGTCGTGCTCGTTTGAAAAGTTGTAGCCCTCAATACTAAACCCTGTTAAGGCTGGGCTTGCAGTTTTCAAAACGATATCGGTGATAATCATTTTGTTCGTTCCATCAAAAACGCAGTTGTCATAATCAATGTCGTCGACATTAATCAAAACTGCTTCGTCTTGAAGTCCCGAAACGATTTGGTCGGTGCAGTTATGTGCAACGCTGCTCGCTATTTTTCCGCAGGTACTCATATTTTTACCTCCTTATTAAACACCGTACTGAACCATTGTGTCGTCGAGAATCTTGGCGTCCATTGCGTCAACAGCCTCAATGTAGGTGTATTTGGTTACTTTATCGTGATAAACGTCGAACGATTCAAACAAGCCGTTTGCTTCCATACCAACAACTAGATTACTCTTGGTTGTGTAAACAATACGGTGAGGGCTGTTGTACTTAGTACCGTTGCTTTGATAAGCGCGTATAAGTTCATCCCACCACTCAATTACGTAGATGGTGCGACCGTCGACATTGATCATTTGTAAGCCATTCAACGCGGTGTCAAGGGTAAAGGCTAAACCTTTGTCCTGTAAGTAACGCATTGCTTTGCGGCCAATTGAACCAGTACATAAAATAACTTGGTCAGATGCAGCACGAAGTGCAGGTTTTGCACCGTCAATTACTGCCAATAATGCTTCATAAGTAAGTTGGTTTGTTAGGGCTGAATCGTGAAGAGCAAATGTAGTCTGTGCGTTGGCTGCAATGGTAGTTTTACGAGTTGCATCTGCTGCGATAATTACACCTAATTGTTGGAAAAATCCGTTAATTAGGTTAAAGTAGGTTTTATCAGTTCCGGCGGTTAATACACCTGCTGGGCTGTCAGTAACTAAAGCGGCTGCGGTGTCATCAAACCATGCCTTACGGAATACCATGCGGCCTAAATCTTTCTCAAGAATCGAAAGGATGAAGGTCATGTAATCCGTAGATGTTAGGTCAGCAACATTGTTGCCAGTTTGCCTAGACAAACGACCCATAGTAGCGTCAAGGTCTGCCCAGCATTCGCGAAGTAAAACCTGTAAACGTTTAGGCTCCCATTTCTTTTGCTGGGTAGCGAGTAGTTTTGTATCTGGGGTAAGAGTACCGCAAGTCTGAACTGCTTTACCTATTAACCCAAACGAACCATCGGCAAGCCCAATTTGCTTGTCGTTCTTAATCCCTTGCTCAAAACTATGAAAGTCGGTAAGCTGAGGGATTTCGGTTACAGCTTTGAGTAGGATTTCGTTATACGCCCTTATCTCGTCGGCTGTAAATGTGTAGTTGCTGTGATTGATTAACGATGCCATTATTTAGCCTCCTTTTTTTATTTGTTGTTTAGTTTTTTCATTCTTTCGCGAATGTCGTCTTTGTCGACTTGGTTCTTAACCTGCTCAACTTTCTTGAAGTTTTGCTGACGACCTTCAATAGTAACTACCGATTTTTGCGCACGAAGGTCAGTAATCAAACCTTTCATTTCGGTTTCCAAGTTTGCCACGTTAGAAACTTTCGCTTCCATTGCTGCTAACTTTTCTTTAAGTTCAGCGTTTTCGGCTTTTAGTGCTTCCATTTCGCCGTCGCCTTCTTCTGCTGCTGGTACCATTTCGGTGATTACCCCTTCAAGTACAACTACCTTAGTACCGTTTTCGAGTGTATATTCGCCGTCGGGGTTTGCTTTGTCCCCCACCTGAATATCACCCTCCTCACGTTCGACCGTAAACTTATTACCGTTTACGTCGGTCTGTTCCATGTTCT